AATCAAATAGAGAAATTGCAGAAATATACCAAGATTTTTTTCCGAATGACAAAGTAATAATTACAGATGCACATCAATATCTTTTAGAACATTACAAGGAATATGACTTTATTTGGAGTTCACCGCCTTGTCCAAGTCACTCGGATATAAGAAGATGCGGGGTTCAAAGAGGTTCATACGGAGCTATATATCCGGACAGAAAATTATGGGAAGAAATAATATTGCTGAAAACCTTCGCTAAATGCAAGTGGGTTGTTGAAAATGTAAAAACCTACTATAAGCCATTTGTAGACCCCAATGTAATTTTGGATAGACATTATTTCTGGACTAATTTCTATATAAAATCAAATATAAAATTTCCTGAACGTGAAGCCTTACACGATAAGATAAATAGCGATTCGGAAATATTCGGATTCAATCTTAAAAAATATAGCATTAAAAACAAACGGCAAATTTTAAGAAATTTGGTTAATCCCGAATTAGGTAAATATATATTTAATAGTTTTTTACAGATAAAAAATAATAAAGAATTAAAATTAGCAATATGAAAAAAGTAATCAAACCGCAGCCCGGAGGACAAACAAACTTTCTTTCACGTGACGAATTTGAAGTTTTGTTTGGCGGCGCAGCGGGGCCAGGGAAATCTTGGGCTTTGGTAATTGATGCACTTGGTCTACAATTCAAAGATATTATAGGCAAATATGCAATTGAAATTTCGAAATATCGTGCTGTACTGTTCAGACGCAAGACTCCGCAGCTTGCAGATTTGATAGATGAATGTTACGAATATTATAGTATGTTTGGGGCGGTTTACAAAGGACAGGCGAAAGGTGAGCCGGGGGCCTCGTTTACATTTCCTTCAGGGGCAAGGATTTACTTATGCCATATGCACGAGGAGAAAGACAAACATAATCATCAAGGTTTTGAATATCAGTTTGTTGGTTTTGATGAGTTGTCTCAATTTTTTTATTCTCAATATATCTATTTGTTTTCAAGATGCCGGTCTACAATTCCCGGATTGTTTCCCCGCATACGTTCTACCACAAACCCGATTGGTGTTGGTTTAGCTTGGGTGCTTAATCGTTTTCAACCGGATATTGAACCTGGGAAAGTAAGATATTTCATTCCAAATTTACTGGATGAAAAAGACACGAGGGGTATTGAAGTAATGAAAGGCATTCCCGAATCTTTGCCGAGAGTGTTCATACCCGGAAAACTTACCGAGAACAAAATTTTGCTTGAACGTGACCCGGATTATCCGACACGGATCAAAGCAATGGGCAAAAAAATGGCTGATGCCTTACTGTTTTCAAATTGGCGTGCCGTACAGGGACAGCATTTCACGTGGGATAGTGATGTTCATATAATTCGTGAAGAAAATTATTTGAGTTATACCGATATAAGAAGTTTTGAAGTTATTATGGGGATGGATTATGGAGTGGTTACGGTTTTGGAATGTTGGTACAAAGATTATCACGAAAACGCAGCTTTGTTTGATGAACTCTATATGGAAGGACTTAGACGCGAAGAAAAAATAAGAAGGGTTAAAGAGTTTTTAGAGCAAAGGTTATTAGGCAGATATATTATTGTTGCAGATACTAATATGTGGATCCCCGATGCTTTCGACAAAGCGTCTCAATTAAGCCCTGCCCAAGAGTTTTTGAATGCCGGTATTCGTATTGTGCCGGTATCCAAAAGAAGTCCCGACAAAAACAAACCTTACAGATATGCCTCAAACGAAGCTTTTAACAATGCACTTTATTATGAAAAAGATGAGAAAGGTATGTTGATTAAACAGCCCAAAATTAAAGTTTATTCCCGGTGCAGACATTTTATAAGAACGTTCCCTTTGCTTATGACCGATGAAAACAACCCGGAAGATATTGCTACCGGGCAAGAGGATCACTGTTACGATGCTGCAAAGTACGGATTTATGGAATTGAGGATGCCGAGGATAACAGCCCCGGAAATGCCGAAGTGGTTGAAACGCTTGAACCGGCAAAAACTAAAAAAGGGCTTTTATGCTTCATAATTTTTTTTATATTTGTGGTAGTAGAAAAATCAGAGGTAGCGATGAAAATATATGATGAAGAAAAGATATTTGAAGTGATGAGGGTTTACACAAATTTAAGTGAATCCTTTAAGGGTTTGCACGCCGATATGACAAGCAATTATAATATGACTGTTCCCAAATTTATGTGGGATAAAGATGCAAAGACAAAATTAGAATACGAAGACAGACCTGCAAGTGCTTATAATTTAATTCGTCCGGTGTTGAGAGCCCTTTCCTCCTTAGAAATTACCGGCAGGAAAAAAGTAGTCGCCAAACCCGAAAGTGGTAATGACGTTGAGCTTGCCCAAGTTGTTACTCATCTACTTAACCATTTCTTATACAAAGCCAATTTTGACCAACATAAAACAAGGGCATTTCTTGATGCAATAATTGCCAGATACGGAATGCTTTACGTCGGTTGGAATTTTGCGGATGACCCATTGGGGACTTTGGAAATTGCATCTATTGACCCAAGACGCGTAATGTTTGAACCGGATTATGCCGACGCCCAACTTGTTAAATGCGGTTATGTACTTGACAGACACCCGATGTCCGTTGAGGAATTGATTAACAAGTATGCGCTTAAAAATAATGATTTGCAAGATGCAATAATCAGAGAATCAAAACCGTTTTTCTTTCAGGATCCTACAAAACGAAACAGAGCAATATCTTCAAAATTGAAAACTTTATTTTCCGCTGTTTTTGAAATTGTTACCGATGGAGATTTATCAACGGATAATTCTCAACTTAGCTCAAAATATCAGAATTGGTTTAATCCGATTTCAGGTAAATTTGACACAATCGAATTTCACGAAAAAAGAACCGAAAGAAGAATGACGGTTTACAGTCCGTCTCTTAGACGTTTGGTTGATATTACGGAAGGTGCACTTGACGAAACAAAGACGAAGTTTGACAATGAAAAAATTGACATTATCAAAAGGAAACACGAACTGCAAGGTGAACCTCAAGTTGACTTGGTTAATTTGAAATGGATTACAACAATTGTTCCTGCGCTTCGTTTGAAAGTGCTCGATAAACAGTACCCCATTCAGACCAAGTATTTTATGCACATTCCGGTATTTTGTTATGACTATCATGCCGATTTAATCAATGCTCAATCCGTAATGGATGACTTGAAAGACCCGCAGAGCGATTACAATAAAGCACGTTCTACCAAACTTGAATTGCTGCAAAGATATATTTCAAAAGGCTGGGTATTGGAAGAAGGAGCAATTGACGGATACGAGGAAGATTGGACAAGCGGTAATCTTGCCCCGTTCAGACGTATAAGGTCTGGTTATTGGAATAAAATCAGACCTGAAGAAATGAACACGATTAACCCTGAACTTATTAGAGAAACACAAGAGTTGCCGGAATTAATTCAGCATATAAGCGGGGCCAATAAGTCTATGATTGCTGAACCTTCGCCTGAAGTGAAGTCCGGTAGACAATATAATTATATGCGAAATCAATCCGAAAGATCATTCGGATATATATTCCAAAATGTAGACAATACCGTTAAAGCCGTTGCAAGTACTTCGCTTGCTTATATTCAAAAATTTGTGACTGCTCCGAGAGTGTTTAGAATAACCGAAAACGATGAACCTGTAGATTTGGCTGTCAACCAAAAAGTTGTTGAGGTTGATGAATATGGTAGGATTGTTCAAAGGATTGTAAATGATGTTACGATAGGCAAATACGATATTGAAATAGACGAAACACCTTACGGTACGACCGCCAGGGAAATAGAGTTTGTAAAATTCCAAGATATGTTCCAAGTGATAATGCAGCTCAATCCTAACCTTGCGGTAAAATTACTCCCAATATATATAAAAGCCTCTAATACCGGTTACCGAAGTGAAATAATGAAAATAATTAAAGGGGACAATCAAAATTTTCAGGAAATGGCTTTGCGGGAATCCGAGCAAAGGATCAATGAATTGGTGCAAAGACTTGGACTGGAAAAATTAAATGAAGAAATCAAAGGTCAGAAAATAGAAAATGAAAATCTGAAAGCGGATTTTCTGCGTAAAAAACTTGAGCTTATTCACGGTGGGCATATCAATAAAATTGAACTTGTAAATAAATTTAACGCACTTGACAATATGTTAAGCGGTAAAAGGGAGTCGGAAAATGATAGAGGTACTTAAATTTATTTTTAGAGATTTTTGGACGTGGCTTGGTGTGGTAATTATCATTATGGTAATAGTCGGAGACATAAGAAGGGCTTTGCCGAAAATCAAAGATGTTTTTATTAACATACTAAAATTGTACAGGCGTAAAGTAAATGAACAAAAGCGAAGAGAAATTAAAGGAACTAATAAAGTTCCTATCCGTCCTTTTACGGAACAACATAAAGGGTAGCGTAGAAGTGCATCTGCCGGGTGCGAAAAATGATTTACGCTTTGTAGTGAAAATAAGCGGAGAAGAATTTCAAAGGTATTTGCAATGCAAGAACAAATAATATTTGCACGAGTTAAGGGGTCTGTTAAGGAGCCTGGGGTAATTTACTTTCCTAATAAAACAGCACTCAAGACAGCGTCAATGCTAAATCCTTCTTTAATTGATCTTGACAACCTTGCAGACCCCAATTGTAAAAAATGTTATGGGAAAGGCATTGTAGAAGTTGTAAAATTTGTAACCGATGTCCCTACAAAAACCATTGCAAAGGTTATTGATAAATATGTGGATGATGAGCCGGAACAATTGCCGGAAAGATTGTTGATATTGCTTAGACTTCCAAGCCGGTTTGTTGACATAATTACGAAACTTGTAGAAGGCATCAAAAAAGAACTTAAGGAAAACGATAGGGTTTGGGTTATAAATGAATTTGCGAAAATTTTCAAAGAGGAAACCGCATCCGAATTGCCGGTTTATTGCAAATGTTATCTTAAAAAATTAAGAAAAGAAATTGACGACAGAATGAGAAAACAAAAATTTTCAATTAACTAAAAATGGTATTGACAGAATATGTAATAAAATATAAATTTCATACGTCTGATTAAATCACTACCGATTTAATACCGGGTAATTCGATGAAAAGAAGCCCAACAGACTTTACATAAGTGAACGATTAAGAGTTTAATCACGGTAATTCGATGAAAAGAAGCCGACCAAATGACAGTGAAAAGCTGTTGTTTCGTCGGCTTTTTTATGAAAAAGGAGATAAATAAATGGATATAGACGAAAGAACTCCCAAGCAAAGAGTTAAAGACAAGCTTATGGAAATGAAATCCGATATGCACAAGCAAAAACTCGAAAGAGATGTAACGCTTAAAGAAATAGACGGAGTTTTCCAGGCAAGGTTTTCAATCAATGGCGTGATTGATAAAAACGCAGGTCACGTTTATAAAAATTGGAGTAAGGTTTTTAACAAACTCGAAGACTTCGAGGACTACGCAAAAACATTTTTTGCAACGGACACAGAAAAACTAAGGACAATAATTAAAAAAGAGCAGACACCTTCTAACAAAGTTGAAGCAAGTTAGAAGCCTGCAAAGGAGTTACTATGCCAGATTTATTATCAGATGCTTTCGATAGCGAGAAGGACGACTTTGAAGACGTTGAGGAGCAGAAAGTTTTAGAGGACTTAACTGACGAAGAAGAAATTCAAGCTGCGAAAGAAATTATTAAAGAGGAATTGGGAGAACCCGGGAAGGACACTTCAACTAATTCCGACAAAAAAAATGAAGCTGCTAACGAACCCGAAAAGGATACTTCTGAAAGCAGTAAAGAGGGTAAAGAAAACCCGGAGGACAAAGGGGAAGGGAAATCTAAAGAGGAAGAAGATGTAAACCCGGAAAATAAGCCCCAAGAAAAAGGACACGCTGAACAACCGGTATTGAATGAACAAATCCTAAACGAACTTCCCGAAGATTTAAGAGGAGCACTCAAAAAGTATGAGGGCAAATCTTTACTTGATATTGCCAAGGCATTGGGCAATGCTCAAAAGCTTATAGGCAAAAAACAAACTAAGGTGGAAGAACTTTTAAGCACTAAGCAAAAAGAATTTCCGCCATTGCCGAAAGATGATGAGAAAATTACGGAACAGATTGATGAAGCTGTCTTAAACGAATTAAGGCACAAATATCCTGATGTCCCGAGCATCAAGGACAAAGACGAGTATTTGGATTATATCCGAGACCTTCAGGACGAAGATCCGGAGAAATTTGTAAGATTTATAACCGACAAAGAAAATATACGGCAGAGCGTTGAAGCTGATATGAAACGTTCATTTTATATCGCTGAAAATTACACTGCTATTAACGAAGAAAGGCTGAATTCCGAAATAGAAGCTATCAAAGACGGCTTGAAAGTTTGGGGAATTGAAAAACCCGAAGAAGCCGGATTTGATTTCAGTTTGCAAAAAGACGAAGAAGGCAGGTTCATAAACCCCTTGCTTAATCGACTGATGGTTGATGAAAGCGGTGGCGGAGCCGACCCCTCCGTTATTCAATATTTTGCCGACAAACCTATTTTAACCGAAGGCGGACTTTCGAGGAAATTCTTTGACGTTATGAAAACCGAAATTGCAACTGCGGTGCGTAACCAGGCTGCATCGGAGGCGGCTAAAAATTACGCCAGGCAGAAAGAAGAAGCCCCAAATACACTTTCGTCTCATAAATCTTCCGGCACACCAACAAAAGAGATAACTCTGGAGGACTTAGAAAGGACTACGGACGATGCTCTTTTGCAAAGCGAAAAGGAAAAAATATTCAACAGTTTATAGACGGAGATTAGAAAATGGGATTATTAAATAATAAACTTAAAGCGTATCGTACCATTCTTAAAAAAGAAATGGCAGCTGCTCATTGGTATCAGATACCTGTGTTCGGTGCACTTACCGGGCATATTGGCGGAACGGATGGTAAATATCCTCGTTCTGTTCCATTCGGAGCGGCAAGACGTAAATTGTTAAGACCTACTTTCAAACCGATTGAGGTTTTAACCGATTTTCAACATCAAGGCGGTTGGGATATGGATGTTCCTATCTATTATCCTTTAACCGAAGTACCTGTTTACGGTGACAACCCTGCTTTAGGTAAAGAGGAAAAACGTAAATGGGCTTATAAAAAAGCAGTAATCAATCAAGTTAGAAAACCGGTATTGACGAGGGACGGACTAATGGGTGAAAGAGCATTAGACCCGAAACTTGTAATGCAGATTATGGAGAATGCCAAAGATGAGTTGGTTGATTACAACAGAAGGCTGCAAGCATATTACCCTTATGATGCTTTGTTAAGAGGATATTCGCAAAATATTCTTGCTCCAAAGGCTGACGGTGGTATGGGTGATATATATACGCAAAGGTCTCATCCGAACTTTTTTGTAGCCGGATCAGGTCAAGTTACATTTAGTCAAACACCGGCAACTTATGAGACAAATGTTGCGACCGCACTTGATGCTCTTACATCGGCAAACGTGATGAATACAACTGTATTGGAGAATATGATTCTTCATGCTTCACGTTTAAGGATTCAGAGGACTACAGTTGGCAAATTCGCATTGTATCCGATCATAATGAGTCCATCGCAGGGGCTTCAATTACTACAGGATACCAAATTCTTAGACGCTCAAAAAATGTTAACACAGGTCAAAGGTGAACTATCGGCACTCTTTACAGGTGCATTAGAGGTTTATCCTTACAGAAGTGCTGTTATCATAATTGATGAGAACTGTCCTGGAGTTTGGACTAATGGTGATACTGGTTATGATTCAACGAGGGGAACAATCAACTACGGTAATGCAAATCCGATTGCTAATCCGATTCACGCAACAGATAGAAGACTTGCTATCTTGCTCGGTGCTTCTGCCGTTGCTTGCGGTCACGCCGTATCGTTGGGTTTTGAATCTGAAACCTGGGATTACAAAAACAAAAAATCCGAAGCAAGTTATTGCGTTATAGGATACAATCGTTGCGATATTTATGACAATGACGGAATGTTTGGTACGGCCGGAGACTTTAAGGAAAACACAAGTTCTTTGGTTGTTGCAACATACAGTCCGCAGAATCCTACTTGGTAAGAATTAAAAGCGGGGTCTAAAACCCCGCTAAACTTAGAACATTAAAAAACGGAGAAAAAGATGATTGCAGGAAATAAACCAAATTGGGCACGAGAGATTGATACTGACAACTTTCAAGATATGTTTGGCTTGAGCGCTGCTGCTGCGAAGAAATTACAGATAGTCAGCGGTAAATCCACGAAAGATTTGGACGGCAATAACAGAAATATTGTTAATGCGGTCAGTTTTGAGACAACTCGTGTAACATTGACAGATTATGCCACATTCCCAATTGGCTCCACAATTTTACAGCCGAATATCAGTACGGGTCCCTTACTATTTGTAAAAGTAGCAAGTTCGACCACGCCTGTTATCGGGGATTGGTATGAAGTAGCAATGACACAGGTAATTTAATTTAACGGCGGGTAACCGCCGTAATGTTTTATCAATAACAAAGAGGTAGAGAAAAATGGGTTTTACTATATTCTTAGTATCCACAGTAACACACAATTTAGTTATACCGGCATCCAAAAAGGATTTCAACAATGACGAAGACTTGGTTTTTGAGTTTACGGCAGGTGTACCGGTGGAAGTTCCAAAAGAAATTGGGGAAGAATACTTAAAATGTTATCCGCATAAATACAAACAAGTCTATCAGATTATTGATGATGTAGATGAAGATACTACATCCGAGAATGACGTTGTAATTGATGACGTAAATACCGATGCTCAAAATAACGAAGCAAATGACAATGTAGATAATGCTGAAACCGATGGATTTGATGCGGTAGACTTTTTGAATCAAAATTTCCCTATTGAAAGAGAAAAACTAACTCCTCTGAAGCAAAGGGAATTAAGGGCAATAGCCAAGGCTTTGGAATTAACCGTTCCTTTTGGTTCAAACAATCAAGATATAATCAATCTGATTTTGGAGAAAACTACATCTGAAGAAAATGAATAATGGCAGCAACGAGAACAGCCAAAATATTCGGAAGAATATGGCGGGATTTAAAGTACAGAGGATTATCCAATGATGATTTTACACCGCAGGAAATCTACGAGGAAATGCAGTCGGCACAGACCGAAATTTTCAGTAGAGTATTACCGGAACGCGAATATCAAATCACTTTGGTTGACGGGCAAAGCGATTATCCGTTAGGTATAGACACGGCTAATCCGTCAAATCCTAAAAGCAATATATCTTCAATTAAAGAAATAATTACGCCTAAAAGTTGGTCGTATGATTTTGAAATTGTTAAAAATGATTCGTGGAACAACATTATCAACGATGCAACATTCCGAGAGGTTGTTTTCGGTCAAACCATTTATGCTGTTAATGTGGTCAATCAGCCTGTGCGTGGGACAATATTAAATAACATATTAAAAGTATTTCCTGTTCCCGATGCAAATTTTGCCGGGGACGTACTTACTTTATATTGTTATTTAAGTGACAGCGACACAGAGATATCGAAAACGACAGATCCTGAATTGCCTTCTCAATTTGATAAAGCGATAGAATTTTTTGCGGTAGCTCAATTTTTAACAGGGAGCAATGCTGCCGAATATTTACAGCTTTTTGAGTTGCAGATGAGGGACAAACTACCTCTTTTACACAGGAAACAACACAATCTACAAAGAGAAAGGAATTGGTAAATGGCGACACCTAAATTTGATAGAATTAGTGTTGAATTAGCTCGAAGAATCGGAGACAGAGATAGTTCCGGCAATCAGATTAGTGCTGCCTCTGCTGACGGAGTTATTCTTACTTCGGTTGAACGAACATCATATATAAACAAAGCTATGATGAAGCTAATGAACCAGTTTTGGCAAACTGTTAATGGCGATACACAAAAGTTTATGGGAGTTTTCCCTGAATTAGTGAAGGAAAAGTCTATTGTGGTTGCAGGAGGTAGTTATTCTCTTGAGCAAAGCGGCACATACGATTTTTTCAAGCTCGTCGGAGCCATTACGAGCAGTTTGGTATATATAAAAATCTGGAAGGAGAATTTATATACTGTTGCGCTGTCGGGGGCAAACTCCCACTATGTTGCTACTACTACCGAGCCGGCAGTGATTCAACTAAATCAATCCTTAAAGTTTTTTCCAACGAGTTTTGGAGATACAGTTACGGTTATTTATGTAAAAATGCCTGTAAGCGATATTGACGGTTCGTTTATAGTACAGGGTGGAAATGTAGATAGCCCATTTTTTGACTTTTGGAATAGCCAAATAGCAGAAATTGCCGAAACGCTTTATTTAACAGATGCACAAGAAAAATTATAGGAGGATAAAAAATGCCTTTATCAAAAAATTGGACGTTAAAAAAAGTTGAAGATGTGCTAAGAAATCTGGTCAACGAAATTGCACCGGACAAAGTACAAAGTTTAACTTTTACGGACTACATAAACATAGCAACACAAGATGTTGCCGAAATGCTTGCAAGTGCTTCGCAGCCTGATTATGGTACGAAGCAGGTAGTAACACAAACCAATGATGTAATAGATATAAGCACTTACAATGTTGACAAAATTATCAAACTCACCGATGATGTTAATGGACTTATATTGCCCGCAAAGGATTTTGAGTTTGAAAACCTTGCTAATTTACCTCAAAAGCAGGATAATATCTTTTACAATCACTTTGGAGAGGAGATATTACTCTACAAAGGCTCAAATGTTACTGCATACGGAACAACATTAACGCTTTATTATTACAGACAGCCTGCATTGGCTTCAAGTAGCAGCGATTATTTGGATATCAAAGATAAATATGTTCCGCTTGTACTTGCAAAAGCTAAAAATCTTGTTTACGAACAATTAAAAACTATACCGCCTGAAAGCTTAACTTCCTTGATTGAAAGCAAAACGGCACAGATAAGAAACTTAAATCGTGAAGAAAATCAAGCTATAAAGGACAGAAGTAAGGGAAATAGATAATGCCGAATGAGTTTGAGGTAAAAAATTTTCAAGGTCTTGTAACTTCAAACAGAAATCCCGGCATCAGCAACGCACAAGCATTAAAAAACTTTGATTTAAGACGAATAAGCGGAGATTTGCAGGTTAGAAGTGCATATAGCCTAAAATATGATGCACCTTCTGACAGCAGGCTTACTTCCATTAGCAGTTTATCTTTTGCCAATTTGTATATACCTGATGTCGGCGGTGGTAGAGAAGTTATAGCGTACTTTTCTAAAGGGACGTTATCTGCCGAAGCTGTTGGCAGCACCTACACACTGCCTGCCTCAATCAATATTTTAACGGTTTGGGCGATACCGTATTGGGACGGAAGCAATTGGATATACGCTTGGAATTGGGTTAATGAATGCAGACTTACGAAGATATATAATGTTGACCCTTCTTCTGTTGGCGACAGATATAAAATTGAATTGGATTTTACAGATGCTACTTTAATTACTAACGAAGGTCTGAACAATTGGACGATAGTGAACACTTCTCGGAATGAATCCGCCAAAATAGTCAAGACTTATCCCGGTACTGGTGGAAAAGTAGCCGTTGAAATTACGAACAATACACACGCTTGGACTGTCCAAGACGTTATTGTGTTGATGAAAAACTACATACCTTATTCTTATTTAACTTCGTTATACAACGTGACGGCTTCGGATATAGTATTTCATAACGTGCTTGATGATTTGCGTATTGGTTTTGGCGGGCAATCCGGCAGGATAGGTTTAAGCTTAGGATACAGAAAAAGTTTTCTCTCGATAAATGACATTAGAACTAAAACGTATACCTCTACCGAACTGCAAAGTTTTGCTAAAATAGACGGATTGGTTTTAGACGTATACAATACTATAGGGACTGAATCGAATATACAGTTATCAGCAGTGAACGTCGGCACCGGGACACTTGCAGCCGGAACGTATAGTTTCAGGCTTACGGCACTTTTGGATAACTTCAACGAAATTATGATTGCGGAAAATCAGATTGATATTACTGCAAACACAGATATTCAAGCGGTCCCACGTTTAAGAGCCGGAGTAGAGAATAAACGTATAACTAAATTAAAACTGTATTGGTCTGATGACGGAGAATTGTTTTATTATTTCGGCGAATATTCCGTAAGAGAAAACTCTTATAACAAAAAAGAGTTTTCCATTAGTCCGGACGGTTTTATAACCTATGACGGTGTTAACCCGGAGCTTCATACCGGAAGCAACGCCATTATGCCTTCGGATACTGATGTAAATACATCTACAGGATGGACTATCACAAATCCCTCATATTCTATTGTGGGCGATGCCGCTGCTTTGAATTTAAGTTCCGTGGCGAGGGGCATTTATGCTTTGAAGTTTTGGGATCTATCGGATGTATGGGGTTTTGGAACTTTTAATGGTATTAGTTATAATATCAATGCAGTGGAAAAGCAGACAACTTACGTTATATCTTTTCAGTCAATAGCAAGCAGCAATCTTACAATAATTATAAAACATACTGATAATGATGATTACAGTGCAAACGAAGTATACAGAGCTTTGACTACAAGTTGGGGTACGTACACGGCAGAAATTACTACAAAGGGCAATCCGAAAGATTTAATTATTGGTGCATATTTGAAAACGGGTGATTGGATTGCTATTGATGACATAAGCATAAAAAAGAAAGGTGCGAATATAAGCATTACACAGACCACGGCGGAAAAAGTATATGAAATGAACGATGAATTGGGTTATGTGCCTACTTTGAATGTGGTTAAATCTTGGGATTATGCAATTGTAAATGCCGGTAGAACTTATTTAATCAATCCTTACATAGATAAAAGATATTTGAATAAAATATTCTTCTCTCCGATTTCCGGTGGCAGTGAATATCAATATGACGTACTGTCGGGTTCAAATTATTTTAATGTAGAGAATTTTTCCGGCAGTGATTTACTTGCAATAGAAAAACTTCCGAATCTTGATTTACTTCTTTTAAAAACAAATGCCGTGCAAAGATTAAACACTCTAACCGGACAGTTGGTTGACGTTGAATTAGGCAAGGGTCTTTCTTCAAAACACGGTGTGGTAAATTTTGGAGGCAGGGTTATTTGGAGCGGTAATAATGATGTAAATTTATCTGACGGGAACACTGTTAAGGGAATTTTGAGGGATACAATTCGTGAAGAATACAGAGCGCTTGCAAATAAAAATTTATTTGTTGCCGTGAGAGAGGAGAAAAACAACTCATACAGATTAAAAACAGATACGAAGGAATATGTTTTAACCGATAGGGGCTGGCTTACGGAAGTTAGGGCTGATATGCCTGAAAAGTACGTTGTACTTAAAGAC